GGTGTTGTGCTATGCGTGAGTTAAGTAGTGTCCTTTGCGTCTGTTTAAATTAAGGAGTAAGGAGGTGTGTGAGACGAATGGTATCGGGTTCGTCTTCCGCGGGCTTCGATACTTCTCGGTGCTCCGGTAGATATCCCTTGGAAAATTTTTTGAAGCGGGTTGACTTTATAATCGTCGGACGGTATATCAATTACAATGGGCTTGGACTGTAGCCCGATCGGTCCTGGAACGGTAACTTTGTAGAAGGTTGTTGAAAAATGCAATATCGAGGAAGAAAAAGAATAACGACACGACAAATTGAGGAGGCTTTGAAAAAATGTGGGGGCTTCCAGTCGCTTGCTGCTAAGCAACTCGGGATATCACAGCAGGCTATTTCTAAGCGGGTCTTGAAAAATAAGCGACTGCAAGCGGTTATAAAAGAGGCGGATGAATTTTATATTGACTTGGGAGTTTCTAAGCTAATCAAAGCTATTGAAGCTGGAGAGCCTTGGGCTATTCGCTTTTTCTTGGAATACAAGGGACGAGACCGTGGATTTGTTCGGCAGGTACAGCACTCCTCGGATGATAATTTTGTGATTAAGGTACGATATATTGACTGAGCGGCTGGTAGAGATATACAAAAAAGAGGTTTTTAACGACTTATATCTCCCGTACCTCCATGCTCCTCAGCACTGGCAGATATTCTACGGCGGATCATTGGCGGGGAAGAGTGTGTTTATCGCGCAGCGGTGCGTCGTTGATTTGCTTGAAGGCGGGCGGAATTATCTCGTCCTGCGGAACGTCGCCAGAACAAGTCGGCAATCGACATTTGCCGAAATAAAAAGGGTTATGTCAACGTGGGGCGTTGATGACCTTTTTGAAAGCAATAAATCAGATTTGACTATCACTTGTAGAAACGGATACCAGGCGATTTTTGCCGGGCTTGACGACGTTGAAAAGTTAAAGTCAATCACCCCGGCCAAGGATGTTTTGACTGACGTATGGGTTGAAGAGGCCACAGAGACAAGCAGGGACGCCATTTTCCATCTTGAGCAGCTTTTGCGTGGTAAGTCAAAAAAACCGAAGCGTATTACCTTGTCGTTCAATCCTATTGTTAGTACTCACTGGATAGTTCAAGAGTTTTTCAACGATGTTCCATACGATCAAAAAGTTTTTCAAAGCGACAACAAGCTGATCGTTAAATCCACCTACCAGGATAACGTCAGGTTTTTGACGCAGCAGGATATAGATACTCTCGAAAATACCTCAGACGAGTATTTTTACCAGGTTTACACACTCGGCAACTGGGGCACTCTGGGCGATAACGTCCCGCAGATCCAAGCAGAAAGGTGCCGGCGCGACTTCTACTACTTCCTCCAGACATTCTGGCCTGAAGTCTCCAATGATGATTTTCGGCCCAATTGGCATATCGAGTTGTTGTGTAAAGAACTGATGACCTTGGCCCGAAGGGTAGCCAGAGGGGAACCCAAAGAATATGATCTAGTCATAAACGTCCCCCCAGGCACAACAAAAACAATCATCTGTTCCATTATGTTTCCGGCGTGGTGCTGGATCAACTGGTTCTGGATGCGATTTATTACTGCCTCATACTCAGGCGCTCTATCGCTCGAAAGCGCGGAGTATAGCCGAGATTTGGTGAAATCCGCCAAATTTCAGCTGTTTTTCCCGGATTTGGCCATAAAACAGGATAAGGATACCAAGTCAAATTTCCGCATTCAAAAACAAAGATTTGGGTCCGCCCCGAAGCTGGGCGGCAACAGGTATAGCACCTCGGTTGGCGGCACGTTGACAGGGTTCCACGGACACATAATCATAGTAGACGACCCGCTGGATCCCAACAGGGCGTTCAGCGAAACGGAACTAGCCAACGCGAACAGGTGGATGGAGCATACTTTATTGACCCGTAAGGTGGACAAGGCGGTAACGCCCGTCGTATTGATCATGCAGAGACTCCACCAGGATGATCCCACCGGACACCTTCTCGCCAAACAAAAGGTGAACGTGCGGCACATCTGTCTACCCGGGGAAATCAGAAGTTATGAAGACGAAGTGAGACCTCCCGAGCTCAAGAAACACTATTCGGATGGTCTACTTGACCCCAATCGAATGCCCTGGCCGGTGCTGAAAGATATGAAGCACGACCTCGGCCAGTATGCCTACGCTGCCCAAATAGGTCAAAGACCCACTCCTCCAGGTGGGGGTATGTTCCGGGTGGAGAACTTTCATGTCATCGACAGGTTGCCTCCTGAAGGCCTACTGGGCAATTGCGTTCGGTACTGGGATAAGGCCTGTACAGAGGCGGGTGGGGCTTACACGGTCGGCGTCAAGATGTATGAGCAGAAGGACCAAAAGAAGTGGATTGTGGCCGATGTCGTCCGCGGCCAGTGGGCAACAGATGAGAGGGAACGGATCATTCGAAGAACAGCAGAAGCGGATGGCAGGGCCGTGACCATTCATCTTGAGCAGGAACCGGGTTCTGGCGGTAAAGACTCCCTCCACGCTTCTATCACCAACCTGGCTGGCTTCGCTGCTTACGGAGACCGACCAACAGGTGACAAGGCATTTAGAGCGGATCCCTACTCGGTACAGGTCAATGAGGGGAACATCCTCCTACTCCACGGTGACTGGAATACGGCCTTCAAGGAGGAGCACGAGTTCTTCCCCTACGGCACGTACAAGGATCAGGTCGATGCCGCGGCCGCGGCTTATACCATCCTCACCAGACATAAGAGGGCTGGAGTACTGGGAAGGAGAACACGATGACGGCCCCGGTAGCCAGCCTACTAAGGACCTACTCCGAACTGGTAGCTCGAGCAGAGCTTGCGGCTAGATTGGGGTACCAGTACGGTGGGGATAGGAACATCTATCAAGCCCTAGGCTATCCTACCCAATTAGAGTATAGCGACTTTGTAGCCAGGTATGAGAGACAGGACATCGCCAGAGCTATCATTGACAAACCAGTGAATGCCACCTGGCAAGGGGGAGTGCTCATTCAGGAGGTTGGCGCCGATGATACCCCGTTGGAGAGGGCATGGAAAAAGTTGGTCCGAAGAAGGGACCTGTCCGTCCCATCAAAGCTGTCCCGCCTCGACAAGCTGGTCGGCCTGGGTGAATATGCGGTACTACTGTTCGGACTGTCGGACGTTAAGAGTAGGGACGACTTCCAAAGGCCGGTCGCCAAACGGACCGACTTGCTATACCTGAGGGCTTTCGGGGAAGGCAGTGCCCAGATTGACCAGTGGGAAAGAAATCCGTCCAGTCCTAGATTTGGCATGCCGCTCTTCTACTCCATCAGCGTTTCCGAGGCCGACTCGGATATCATCCAAACACTCCGGGTGCACCATACCCGCGTTCTTCACGTCGCCGGAAATGTACTCCAGGGCACGGTTAAGGGCCAGTCTAGGCTCTACCCATTGTACAACCGCTTGATGGATCTCGAAAAGCTGGTTGGTGGATCCGCCGAGATGTTTTGGCGTGGTGCACGGCCTGGATATGCAGGCAAATTGGAGGAGGGCTACACCCTCACTAAGGAAGACGAGGAGGAGCTTCAACACCAGCTGGATGAGTTCGAACACAACCTACGTCGGTTCCTCATGGCGCGGGGTATAGACATAGCCCCTCTGTCCCCACAACTCGCAGATCCGTCATCCCATGTGGATGTCCAGATCCAAATGATATCTGCCGTGACTGGGATCCCCAAACGAATTCTGACTGGGTCCGAGAGAGGGGAACTTGCTAGTACCCAGGACGAGACATCCTGGTATTCCACGATTGATGCCAGACGAACCAATTTTGTTGAACCGGAAATTGTTCGTCCGTTCGTCGATACCTGCATATCATTTGGGATTCTGCCCCCACCCAAGAACGAAGAGGACGGATATCAAGTCGTCTGGCGTCCTCTGTATGAGCAAAGTGATGAGGATCAGGCACGGGTCGGGCAGATAAGGGCAGATACCTTGGCCAAGTATGCATCCCAACCCACGGCCGAGATGATAGTGCCTCCGGACGCGTTCTATCAGTATTTCTTGGGTTTCAGTGAGGACCAGATTGACAAAATCAAAGAACTTCAAGAGGCGGCCGAGGGGGAAATAGTGGAAGGGGAAGAAGGAGGGGAGCCGGCTGTAAAAGGGGCGCCCCTCACCACCCACGGTGGCCCGGGTTCGGGTAATTTCGGCCATGCCGGTAGGCCGGGCAAGATTGGAGGGAGCGCCAAGAGAGGGACGGGCAGTATATTCGCCGAGGAGGATTATGTATTTCACAGGGGGAGCGACCCCAGGACGGCGGAATATGTTGTCTTGGCCGCTGATGATAGAGCGGCCATTATGAGCTATGGTGAGGATGAATTCGCAATACCAAAAGAGGCACTGACCAACGAGGTCCCAGATTGGGTGCAAGAGTACGCCGAGAGTTACTACAAAGAGAAATACGGCGGCGACTATGATGGGGATTTCCCGACTCCCGAGGTAAATCCAAAGAACATAGTGGACTCCGCAGATGTCTGGGATGACCCGGACTTCGTCTCTCAATTTTATCAGGACAACTACGATAGGATGCTCGATTTGGTGGACAGTGGCGTACACGGATTTAAAACGAATGACGGCGCCGTCATATTCCCAGGTCCTGATGTGCCGTGCGTTAAGAATCCTCCAGAAGACGGAGAGGAGACTCATTAGTTCGTGGAGGGGATATGGTGGCGCATTCGCGACTTGAAAAATTAGATCCTACCGGCCTCACGTTCCTGTATCAGCAGTTCGTCCGGGACCTGAACAAGAGATTTCGGGCCCTACGTGGGTTGATCAGAAAAGCCATAGTGGATCAAGACTGCTTCGGATTGGGCAAGTCAGAATTCAAGGTGGTCACTCTTGCAGCAGGAGATATGAACCTTCCAGGTAAAAGGGCATTTGCATTCACTCGGAGCGAAGAGAAGATTAACACCTTCATGGATTGGATTGAGGAACAGGTGAATAAAGGCCTCCTGGAGGTGAGAACACTTAGACAAGTAGGCACTTCTATCGAAAGCATATGGACGAATAAGTACATTTGGGATTCCTACTCTCGTGGGGTCCAACGGGCTAGGCGGGAGATGCTGGGAGCTGGATACAGGATCCCCCCAGTCGATGTCACTGGAGGCATTTCGACGGTGATGGGAACTCCGATACACCTAGAACGCGTGGGACTCCTCTACAGCAGAGTATTTCGTGATCTGCAGGGGATCACCGACGCAATGGATACCCAAATCAGCAGGGTACTGGCACAGGCTATGATCGACGGCAAAGGAGCGCGTCAAATAGCAAAATTGTTGACTAAGACTATATCTGGGCCGGTTGGCGATCTGGGAATTAAAGATACTCTGGGCAGGTTCATTCCAGCCGAAAGACGGGCCCGAATGCTGGCGCGGACGGAAATGACCAGGGCCTATCACTTGGGTAATGTCCAAGAGATGCGTAACTTCGGAGTTGCAGGAGTGACCGTCCGGGCGGAATGGGTCACGGCCGGGTACAATGTCTGTCCTGAATGCGCCAAGCTGGAAGGTAGGGTGTTTAGCCTGGACGAGGTGGAGGGGATGTTACCCCGGCATCCGAATTGCAGATGCTGTGTGATTCCCCAGAAGGCACAGGAGTAACGAGTCTGGTGGAAGGGAGGAATTAAATTTGCCTTGGGACGTGGATGATGCAAAGAAACATAAACATAACATGACGGATGCTGAGGCGAAGCAATGGGTAGCCATCGCCAATTCCGTCAGAGAGAAGTGCCTCAAGGACGGCAACACGGAAGAATACTGCGATGCCCTTGCCATTCGTCAAGCTAACGGGGCGGTCGGACGCCCCAAAACGCAAGGATTGAATCAGTGTCTGGTCAATAGTGATAGTACCAGGTATACAATCGCGATTAAGGAGCATCAAGGCAGAAAGCATCTGGTGGTTCCCGTGGTACTCATGGTCGAAGGGGTTCATAATGGATCTCATGGACCCATACTCCACACTATGGACGAGTTGTCCAGGTACCCGATGGTATGGAATGGGATTCCCATCTCGATCGCCCACCCGGAGAAAGAGGGCCAAATGGTCTCCGCCAATTGCCCGGACGTGATCGATTCGTGTGTGGTGGGTCGGGTGTACAACACCCGAGTAGAGGAACATGGGCTCAAGGCGGAGGCGTGGTTGGATGAGAAGAGATTGAAAGCCGTCTCTCCTCAGGCCTACGAGTATATTGTGCAGCAGAAGCCGCTGGATGTATCGGTGGGAGTCTTTACGGATGAGGAATACGAGGAGGGAGAATGGAATGGGGAGCGCTACTACGCGATCAGCCGGAATTACAGA